CCCGTACGACATCGTGTTCGATCTGTCGGCCCCTACGTTTGAGGAAGCTGCCAAGATCACCCGCCGTACGTACTCGCTCGGTGATCTGAAGAAGATGGCGCTTGACGGCCAGTCGTGGGCGCAAGCCGCGTTCGACTCGGCCACGGCTATCCGCCGGTCGTACTTCCAAGCCGGCCAGCCGGACCTTAAGAAGTTCGACAGCTACCCGCTAGACGGCTTGGGTAACCTCAACAACTACTTCTCGGGGTCCATGGTGGACATCCTAGAGTTCGAGGGCGACGCGTTCGACCCGGAGACTGGTACCCTGTACCCCGGCCACAAGATCCTCGTCGTTGACCGACGCGAGATCGCGTACAAGGCTCCGTATGAGAGCTGGCTCGGCCGCTCTAACAAGAAGCATATCGGGTGGCGTCCTCGCCCAGAGAGCCTCATGGCCATGGGCCCGCTGGATAACCTAGTCGGTATGCAGTACCGGGTTGACCACCTTGAGAACCTGAAAGCCGACATCTTCGACCAGATCGCCCATCCGGTCGTATACCAGCGTGGTACGGTGGAGGATTGGGAGTGGGGTCCGGGTGCTCGTATCTTCGGTGACGAGAAGTCCAGCGTCGAGCTGCTCCGTCCGGACTCGGTAGCTCTCAACGCCAACTTTGAGATCGCTAACCTGCTCAACCTGATGGAAGAGATGGCTGGTGCGCCAAAACAGGCGATGGGCATCCGGACCCCGGGTGAGAAGACCGCATACGAAGTACAGGTCCTAGAGAACGCCGCCGGCCGTATATTCCAGAACAAGACGTTCCACTTCGAGTCCCAGTTCATCGAGCCGCTGCTGAACGACATGCTTGAGGCGGCACGCCGCAACATGGACACCACTGAGCAGATCGCCGTACAAGACACGGACATCGGCGTGGTGGAGTTCCAGACGGTCACGGCCGAGGACATCAAGGCGAACGGCAAGCTGGTCCCGATGGGATCCCGCCACTTCTCCGAGGTAGCGTCCCAAGTCCAGAACATCAACGCGTTCCTGAGCAGCCCGGCTTACGCAGACCAGGTCGTGGCCGCCAACATCTCAGGATTGGCTATCGCAAACCAGCTCGGGGAGCTGTTGAAGTTCCCGAAGGGCACCGTAGTCCCGGGAATCCGGATCATGGAGCAGGCGAACCTCGCCAAGCTGTCTCAGGCAGCCCAGTCCACGGTTCAGGACGACGCTCTGGCTGGCCAGCAGCTCGCTCAGGCGGACGCCGAGGTCCCGGAAGAGGCCCCGGTTGAGGACGAGGAGGCTGTTGTATGACCGAGCTGACCGAAAACGTGCAAGAGGCCCGACCCCCTAAGGGGGTCGTCTCAGATCTGACCAAAGTTGACGGATCCACCCCCGGGGTGGTGATTAAGGAGGCGGTAGAGGGGGAAAAGATCCTTAAGCGCCTCATGGCGGTGGTAGAGGCCAAGTTTCAGGCAGCCACCCGCGTAGAATACGATGTAAACGCCAACGAGCGGGAGCGGGCGTTTGAATCTGGGTACCGTAAGGCCCTAAAAGACGTGTACCGGCTCCTGCAATTTGACAACTGACCAAAACAGGTTTATACTTATAAAGGTTGACCACTATGACCACGAATACTGATCTTCTTACTGGCCTCGGCAACCCCCAGAGTGACCCTCTAGCGGAACTCGTAGGCGAAGGCAAGAAGTTTAAGGATGCAGCCGCACTGGCTGCCGCCAAGTTGGAATCAGACCGCTTCATCGAGCAGCTCAAGACCGAGAATGCCACGATGAGATCCGATCTGGAGAAAGCCAGCAAGGCCGGCGATAGTGTAGCGGTCCAAGCCCTGATTGAGCGTATCGAGAAAGCCACAGCCGCTAAGCCCGGGACCGAAAGTGCCGGAAGTCTTAGCCGCGAGGATATCGAAAAGCTCGTGAAGGACGGGATGCAGGCCGAACAGGGCAAGGCGACCAGAGAGGCGAACAAAGCCACCTCGAACGCTGCGCTCCTCAACTACTTCAACGGTGACGCGGCAGCTGCCAAAGCTTACCTAGAGAAGCGGGTTGTGACACTGGACATGTCTGGTAACGCTCTCAACGAGATCGCATCCAGCAACCCCAAGATGTTCCGGGAACTGTTTATCCCACAAGCCAAGCCCTCGGGCTCGGGTCTAAATCTGCCGGCTGGTAAGCAGGGTTCGCTACCCGAAGCTACCGGTGAACGGGGTAAGAGCTACTACGATGGTCTGAAGAAGACCCTCGGCAAGAAGTTCTGGTCTCCGGAGATCCAGCAGAATTACTTCCGGGACTACAAGGCGCTTGGTGCTCGGTTCAACACGATCTAATCAATGCCCTTGCTAATCTAAGGATAAAGCAAAATGTCTATTACCACTGTCAGCCACGATACGCTGATCCGTGGAGAGATCTGGGATGCGCAGATCAAGGAAGCCCTCAAGGACGAACTCGGTTCTACCGGTTACGTTCAGTGGGTTGACTTCCCTGATGGCCATGCTCTGACTATCCCCTCTGTGGGCGAAGCCACTATCGTCGATTACGTCGAAGATACGCCGGTCAGCTACCAGAGTCTGGATACCGGAGAGTTCCAGCTCACCACGTTCAATTACAAGTCGAGCGGCTTGTATATCACCAAAAAGATGCGTCAGGACTCCTTCTACGCGGCCCGCCTTGAGGCGAGCTTCGTGCCGAAGCAGACCCGCGCGTTCCAGGAAGTTCTGGAATCCGACATCCTCGGCCTCGCGGCTGCGGGCGCTTCGGGTGGCCAGACCGCTGCCGCGACCAACACGATCAACGGTGCATACCACCGCTGGACGACCAAGGGTTCGAGCGGCGTGATCGAGATCAAGGACTTTGCCAAGGTCAACCACTCGCTGAAGAAGGCGAACGTGGGCGGCCAGTTCATCGGCATCGTTGATCCCTCGTTCGAGTACCAGCTGAGCACCATCACGAACCTTACCTCGCTCGACGCGAACCCGCGTTGGGAAGGTATCGTCAATGACGGTATGATGAGCGGAATGAAGTTCGTTCGTAACGTGTACGGTATCGACCTGTATACGTCGAACTACCTGCCTGCTGCCGGTGCGGCGCAGACGGGCGCGGAAACCATCGACTCGACGGCTATTGCGTCTGGCGGTGTGTGTAACGTGTTCTTCAGCACCTCCGTTGAGTCCCCGTTCATGGGTGCTTGGCGTCAACAGCCCGAGGTTGAATCGGAGTACAACAAGGACTACCAGCGCGAGGAGTACATTCTCACCGGCCGGTACAGTCTGAAGGTGTACCGCCCCGAGAACCTCGTGGTCGTCATCAACAAGTCCGACCAGATCGCGTAAAGGAGAAAACACATGGCTGCTCGTGCTAAGTGGACCAACGCTGATGGTCTGGATGTGTATTTCGGTCGCCGCAAGGCTGAGAACGAGGTCCCGAGTTCGCTCGGTGCCCCGGCCCTTGGCAAAAAGGTGATCGAGTTTACGTTCCGTGGTGAAGACGTTGTGGATGACCCCACCACGTTGGGTGTTGAACAGCGGGGTGTTATCATCCCGGCTGGCGCACGCATCGCCTCGGCAACGCTGTACGTGTCGGAGGCTTTCGCCTCTGCGGGTGCAGCTGCGCTTGACTTGGGTCTCTTCCGCCTCGATACAGGCGCTGCGTTCGACGATGACGGAGTTGACTCCGCTATCGCCAGCGGCGGCTTGTCGGTCGGAACCGTCGTCACTTGTGACGGCGCGGAGATCGGGAAGGTGCAGTCGGTCTCTGTTCGTATCGCCCCCTCGTACGACGCTGCCGCGTATACCGCTGGCAACGCTCGTCTGCAGGTGACGTACGAAGAGCCGCTCGTCCAGACGGCCTAATAGGCCACAAACAGCCGGGGTAGGGGGAACTCTACCTCGGCTTCTCTCTTTAAGAGGATTCAAGTGGCTAAAGTAACTCTCCAAGACATTCAGTCTGGCTACTCCGCTCCGGCGACTATAAACGCCAACAACGACGCTATCGCGGAAGCTATCGAGAATACGTTCAGCCGCGACGGTACCGGCCCGAACCAGATGGAAACGTCCATCGACATGAACGGGTACCGCATCACTAATCTCCCAGCTCCAGTTGATCCGAACGATCCGGCGCGCTACGCCGATCTGACCGGACTGCTCGAGCTTGATCCGACCGGACTGATCGTCCCGTCGATGACCGGCAACGAAGGTAAGGTACTCAGCACGAACGGCACAGCCGCCTCGTGGACTGACGTAGACCCCGATGCCCTCCCATTGTTTGACGGCACCGATCCCGGTGCAGTGCCCGCGTACACGACCGGCACAGAGATCCTGACCGCTGCCGGTTGGGCCGAACCCGACGCCCTCGGTCTGGTAGTTGACGACCCGGACGCTGTTCCGGAGGGCGCCCTGAACCTAGCCGGCGTGTCACTGGCGTACTCGGCCACCCGAGCTATCGACACCGAGCTCGGCAACGTGTTCTGGAACACGCTCACCGGTAACACCACGTTCTCGTTTACGAACGCCGTGGAAGGCCGGCACTTCACCCTGTTTGTCAGCCAAGACTCGACCGGTGGTCGGGCCGCTACGTGGCCCACGATCATCTGGAGCAACGGCCACGAAGGTGCGCTAGCTACCGGAGCCAACGACGTCACGACGTTTGATTTCTACTACGACGGCACCGACTGGTACGGCAAGTCCACCTCTATCTCCACCGGTGTGGACGATGAGGACGCGTACGACCTAGCAATCACCCACAACGACTTCAACGTGGACCTGTTCCGACGGCTGGGCTCGCCCACCTCGGCAGGCGCGTATACCGTACTAGTGGCACCGGGTGTCGTGGTTAGCTCCAACATCTACGGCAAGCAAGCGCTACTGGCCGGTGGTGCGTTCCCGTCCGGGACCACGATTACCGTAACCAACCTCGGTTACATAGTCGGCCTAGGTGGTGATGGTGATGGTGGCGCTGCCGCTATCGACGACGACGGCTCGGAACACTTCGCGTTCGGCGTACGTTCCAGCTACAAGAACGGGTCGGACGCTATCCAAGGCCCGGCCTCTGGCGTCACCCTCTACATCGTCAACGCGGCAGGCCGCGTCTGGGGCGGTGGCGGTGGTGGCGGATCGGGTGGTGCGACCTCCAACGCCTCTAACACAGCGGCGGCCTCAGGCCCCGGTGGTGGCGGAGCCGGTGGCGGCCGAGGCGGCCAGCCGTTCATTGTACAGGGGCATCTCACTGCCGGTGCTACAGCGGTCTCGACTGCTGGTGGTCAAGGCGGTATCAACCTAGACGGCTCCAGCTCTGCTGGTGCTGCGGGTGTCAAAGACGAGGACGGTGGCTTTGCCGGTGACGGCGGAGCAGGCGGTGACTTCGGAGCAGCGGGTGCCGCCGGTACCGCAGCAGCAGCCGGGGACGCCAACAACGTGGTCGCAGCTACCTCTGGTGGTACAGCCGGCCGAGCGGTCACCGCTGGCTACGCAGGTACGGTAACGTTCGTATCTGGCTCGGGCTCACCTAACGTGAAGGGGTCTGTGTAATGGCTCTAACCCTGCTTAAGGTAGTTCAGGACCTCCTATCCGATTCTTCGGGGGACGAGGTCTCGTCTATCTCGGATACTACTGAGTCGATGCAGGCAGCAACGCTGGCTGCTTCGGTCTACGAAGACATCGTGACCGAGCACGACATTCAGGCCGTGAAACGCCTAATGCGTTTGGACGGTGTGTCAGATCTTACTCGCCCAACCCACATGAAGATCCCGGAGGGGTACCACAGCGTGGAGTGGGTCAAGTACGACAAGCGGCTTCTGGTGGCGGATGCCCCGGACTTCCGGGATGTGTGCTACCTGTACCCAGTTGAGTTCATGGCCAAGGTCAACAGCCGCCCAGCAGATGGGGACGACGTGTTCGTATCTACGGACTTCTCAGGGGTCAGCCTGAACGTAATGACCAACTCAGCCCCGACGTTCTTCACGATGTTCGACAACGAGTATCTCGTGTTCGACTCGTACAATGCGGCGGTGGAATCCACACTGCACCAGACCAAGACTCAGGCGTACGGCCAGATGACCAGCCAGCTGGTACTTGCGGATGCGACTGAGATTGTGCTACCATCCAACCTGTACCCCCTGTTCAGAAATGAACTCCGTACGATGTACTTTGACATCCACGGTACGGGTGCTACCCCGGTGATGGAACGCGCAGGCTCTCGCGCCCGGGTCCGTATGCAGCGGCTTCGCCATACGATGAGAAACAACAAAGAGCAGTTCAAGCACACAGGCCCAGACTACGGCCGGAGACCCAAATGACCGAAGTGACCAGCTACACCCGCGAAGAGTGCATCCCGAAGAACATCAGCCCGACCGGTGTCCAGTACGCAGTGTGGCGAGATGTGGACGTGGATCTGTATGAGGTGTTCGCAGTTATCAAAGACGAGATGGACAACGAGAAGCCAGATCGACGTCGTCAGCCAATCGACGGTTCGTTTACCGGCCGCAGCCGCGCACAGCGCGAGCTCACCCGTTGGCTTACCGTCCAGTGGGACGCCTCCGATGCGGAGAAGGTCAAGCGTATGAAGCCGGCGGAGCGCCTCGCCCACAACAAGATCATCGAGCAGACTGCCGAGGCGGCGTAACCTATGCCGAGTCCGGCTGGCGAAACGAAAAGCTACTCGTTCGTAGCGGGACTGATTACGGATCAGTCTCCGCTTGCGCCAGTCCCGAACTCAGCCCTCGACAACCTCAACTACGAGATCGAGACAGACGGTTCCATCCGCCGCCGAAAGGGGATCCGGATGGAATCCGGTGGTGGTGAGGTGACCACGTCCGAGACGTGGAACACGGACGCCCCGTGCACCAATCACCTGTGGCGTGGTGCCGACGGCAACCCAGACCGAAACGTTCTAGTTGTTCAGGTCCAGTCTACACTCCTGTTCTTTGAGGAGTCGGACAAGCCCACCCAAGATGCACCGTTTGCTCAGGTGCTACTCAGCGAGTTCACTACTGACGGCTTGGAGCTTGACTCCCCGGTTACTATGGCAGCCGGCAAGGCCCGGCTGTTGATAGCCCATAGGGCGCTAACCCCGCTACAGCTTGGCCTACAGGGTGACGACATCACAGTCACCCAGATCAACATTCGTATGCGGGACTTCGAGGACATCGACGACGGCACCGCCGTCTCCACTCGACCAGTCACCCTCACCCAGACCCACGCGTACAACCTGTACAACCGTGGCTGGACGAGCGTCGAGCTCTCGGACTTCTACACGGACAAGTCTGTGTACCCAGCCCGGAACATGCAGTCGTGGCTCGGGTACGCCCGAGAAGTTGACGTGGCAGTTCAGGAGGGCTACGGCACCAAGGTGTGGTCGTCTGACAAGATGGCTGCAGAGGTGTTCGGGGCAGCCTCTGCACCTCGTGGGCACCTCATACTCGACGCATTCGACACCGCCACTGCACTGAACATTCAGGCTATCGGTGGAGTAGGTACGTCCACCATAGCTATTACGACTTGGGACGGTGATTTCACCGGATCCAATCCGATCACGCTAACGTTCGAGTTGGCGTCGCCGCATGGGCTGACGGACCCAACCGAGATCACTATCGACGGTACCGCATACCGGTACAACTTCGGATTCGGTACTTACCTAGAGTCTATCTCTGGTGTGTACGTAGCTACCCCGACTAGCTCGACTGAGTTCACGATTCAGTACAACAAGCCAGCCGCGTTCTTCTCGATGGTCGAGCAATACCAGTCCATCGGATCGGTAACGTTCTCCACTGACGAAGAGGTGGCACTCACCGTGACCCGCCCTAACGGGTACGTCACTGACGAGCGCCCAACGGCGTGTGCGTGGTACGCGGGGCGTGCTTGGTTCTTCGGCGTGCGCCACCACAAGCTGGCCGACTCCGTGTTCTTCAGCCGACAGGTGGAGGGCGACAAGGATCTGGGTACGTGCTACCAAGAGAACGATCCAACCGCAGAAGTGCTCAACGCGCTGACTGCCTTGGACGGTGGTGTGCTGAAGGTGCCCGGCCTTAACGGCGTGTACCGTGCAGAGGTGCTGGGCAACTCGCTGGTTATTTTCTCGAGCTCTGGGGTCTGGGAGATACGGGGCCCGCAGGGTATGTTCGTGCCAACGTCCTTCATGATCCGTAAGGTGACTGACGCCGAAGCGGTATCAGCCCAAGGGATCACCCGTATTGACTCAGGCATGTGCTTCGTGTCGAAGCGCGGCCTGTTCGTGGTCCAGTATGATACCAACTCCGGATTGCTCTCTGCCGGATCCATCACGACTGGTCGTGTGGACAACTACTGGGGAGCCGTCCCAGATCCTCGCTGGGCCCAAGCGGCCTTGGGGTATGACGATGCCAAGAAGCGCGTGTACACGCTGGTTGGCAAGAACGACGGATTCCGTCAGTACGACGAAGCTCTGGTGTACGACTTCCGCCTAGGTGAGGGTGGTGGCTACTACAAGCTCAGCCTTCCGGCCTCCGACGACTCGTGGGTGGCTGGGTGCTTTGGTGTTGAATCAGGAGACAACCCGACCAAGAACCGAAAGATGAAGTTCGTCGCGCTGCGCCCAGATGGCGTGGTGCAGCTGCTCGACATGGATCACTCCGTGTTCGAGGATGAGTTCGGCGAGGAGGTGATCCCCTACTGGAACGCGGCGTACGACGTAACCAACGACGAGACCAAGTCGAAGCGCATCAACCTGTACATGTGGAGCCACGTTAAGCGCACAGTCACCCACTACGAGGACAACGGCATTGGGTTCGTCCCGGCCAACCCGGGTGGAGCTACAGTTCAGATTCGATGGGATTGGGCAGACGCCTCGATCTCAGGCAAGTGGGGTACACCACACGATATGTACCGAGAGATTCGGATGTTCACCCCTGAGTCGTCTACCGACCTAGGTGGTGAGCTCGTCATCGCCCGCAGGCACAAGCCGCGTGGCGAGGGCAAGGTAGCTAACGCATACGTCCTAGGCGAGACCGCTAAGGACTCCCACATTCTCGGGTGGACGATACAGTACGAGGTGATCAATGGCCGGTGAAGCAGACGTGATCGGTGGAGTAGCCCAAGGCGCAGCCGCTGGATCGGTGTTTGGTGTACCCGGTGCTATAATCGGTGGCGCTCTTGGCGGCGTAGCCGGGTTGCTTGGCGTCGGCAAAAAGAAGAAGGCACGCCGGTACGCACGCAAAGCCAACGAGCTACGTGAGCGGACCTACGCCCTACGGTCGTTTGCTGAGCAGCGTAACCTGCTGCGACAGGGGCAGGTACAGGCCGCCAGTGCGCTAGCCGAAGCCCCGAGTACTGGTGCCGATTCAACCTCATCTGTGTTCCAAGGCGTGGTCGGATCCATCTACACCCAGATGCTAGACAACTACCTTGTCGGGGAGCAGATCGTCAAGAATCAGCTCACGGCCAACGTGTACGAAGAGAAGTCAGGCAAGGCCCTCAATCAGGCCGATCTGATAGCTGGCCTGACGTCCGCTGCATCCTCACTGGTAGGCCAGATCCCGCAAGGAGCTAGGCCCAACTTCGACACCGTAGAAGAGGTGAAAGGCCCCGGCGCAAGACGTATAGGTACCCAGTACCCGTCAGCTACGACGTTCCCAACTGAAGGCCCGGGGTCTCTCTCCGGCGTCCCACTGATTAGAAACTAATGGCAGCATACGAGCCGGATCCGCAAGATAACAGTACCCGCGAGCCAGACCCATTTGGTGAGCGAAAGCTGACGACCTACGAAGCCATGTCCAACGCCATGGCCGCCGGCGCTACGCTTGGCGACATGTCGGACGCCAAGCTGTCGCTACTCACCAACGAGTACGCCACCACTGGCCAGTCCCAAGAGATCGCCAAGATAGCCCAAGGTATCGAACGCAACGCCAAGGAGTTCACCGGTCACCTGACGCGGCAGAACGTGGCGGCGGGTGCCGACCCCGAAGCGTCCGCTATCGTGGCTACCCGGGACATCGCCAAGACGATCTCGGACCCAGAGGGCTCGCTCGCTCCGTCCAACGTACAGCGCCCGTTCACCCGGGACGACATGGTACAGGCCGTAGTCCGTAACGCCAACAAGACGCAGTCCGAAGCCGAAGACATCGTCACCCAGTACGAGAACATGCAGCTCGCATCCTCGTTCGCGGGCCGGGCGTATGATGCCACCGACATAAAGATCGAAGGAGCGTCGTTAGCGGCCAACGCGTTCGCCAACACGATGGTCCACACCGCCAAGGGTCTCGGTGTCGCGGCGCTGCCGCTCGTGGACACTATCGCTACGGCCCTGTGGGCCGAGGCTACTATGGGCCGCCCAATCGGGGCCGACGTCCCGGCGGGTGAAGCCCTCGTCGCCGTATCCAAGTGGATATCCGAGGAGAAGGGCGCAGCCCAGACGGCCCGTCTCAAGTTCGCCATAGACCGAGTCGAGGAGATGAAGCTCCCGGCAGCCCACAAGCTGTGGATCATCCAGTCCGTCGTAGACGAGAACTCGGGCGTGGTCGGTACCGGGACGTTCGACAGGTGGGCCTCCAACTTCGGCTCCGTGGTCGATGTGTTGCCGTTCGGCGGGAAGCTCGCCAAAGGCGCTCTGGGGCCCGTAGGGAAGCTTTTGGCCCGAGGCCGTATGCGAGATGCCCGGGAGATGATGGCCGCTCTGACGCCTTATCTGGCCCGTATGCGCGGTGGTCAGGCGTGGGGTCTGGACGTCCGGGACTTCGCCTCCACCCAGCTGCCCAAGTCCAAGGTAGTGGGCACTCCTGCCTCTATGCCCGATGGGGTGATGGAGGAGGCCAGCCGCATTACCAATGTCCGGGGCGACATACAGCAAAACCTAGATACCATCCGGTCGAACAACGCAGATCCTGAGACGGTCGGATCCCGGATCAACAAGGAACTGGCCCGGATTACCAGTCTGCTTCAGGGCAAAGAGCGTCCGTCCATGTCCCGTATCGGGGTGTCGCCAGATGGGAACCACCTTGAGTTTGACGTGGTCATCGGCCGTAACCAGACGGATGGGTTCGTTAACCGGTCAGACGCCAACTTGTACATAGAGCGCCTAGCTAAGCTTGGCGTAGAGGCTAAGCTTAAAGAGGTGGACTCTGTAGGCAAGTTGATGGACACCAAGCCAACTGACTGGTGGCAAGTCGGTGACTTCTACGTAGAGGCCAAGCACACCGCAGCAGTCGAGCCGGCTGACCAGCTCCTGTTCGGTGGTCGCCCTGTGTCTGGGCCGTCGTGGCTCGGTCGGGCTGCCCGGTACGTGATGCCGCCCCAGTGGCTGTTCCACCCTACGCTGTACGGGAAGTTCCTTGGCAACACTCTGGCCGGTTCAGCCCTCAAGGCGAACCTAGACAAGATTGCCAGCCCGCTGCTGCGTTTGTCCGGTGGCGACAAGATCTACGTGAACAAGATGCTGGAGTGGTCGAGTACGTTCGGTGAGCGTACCGGACGTGGCCCCACGTGGACCGAGCTCCGTCAAGCGTTCCCGGATGCGTCCACTACCCAGCTCAAGAGCTGGTACACAGGTCGTGCTTATTATGACACCGTCTACGAAATCAACAACCAGCGGCTGTTCAACTCTTACACCGGAAGGGGATTCAAGACTCTACGGGCTGGTGGAAAAGCTTATCATGGAAGACCAGAAACCCACGGTGAGACTCGTTCGGGTTCCGCTCTCGATCCCGCCACCAACGCCGAAGTAATCCTCAATCAGGCAGACATCGACTCGCTGTACGCCACCGGCGGTGGCCTCATGCGGATTGACCGCCCGGTCGAGTCAGCCTCTGGTTCGATGCACACTCTGCTTATCCACCGGGGCACCCAAGGTGCCACCGGCTTGAGCCCGCTTGCGACCAACCCGCTTGAATATGTGGCCGGGTACGTCCCTCGTCTGTACGAGAGCCCGTACGTAATCCGCCGGATCATGGACAACGCCATCGTCAACGGCAAGGCCGAGAAGTACGAGGAAGCGCTGTCTGTCGCCGATACCAAGGCTGAGGCTGACGCCGTTGTCGCCCGTCTGGTCGCCAACAACACCGACCCGGGCGTGCGCTACGAAGTAGGACCGGATCCCCGGTTGTCCAATAAGGACCGTACTGCCCTAGATATTGGGGCTCTCCAGACTGAAGACCGACTGTTCTTCGGTGAGCGCGGCAAGCACCTAGCGTCTGCTAGGGGTGGTATGGCTGATGTGGTGGACCCACTAAATATGCTCAGCCGGACCTCGGCTATCGTGTCTCGTCAGGTATCCATGGAGGATCTGGTCAAGCACCAGATCAATCAGTGGGGTGTGACCTTCGACCCGCTGCTGACCAAGTTCATGCCAACGTGGCGTATGATGACCGTTACTGAGCGCACCAAGAAGCTGGGTGAGATTGCCAGCTCCAACACCGGAGACATTGCCAAGCAGGCTCATCAGGCCCGGACTTGGATGGACTACATCGGCGTCATGGAGGGTACCAACCCAGCATGGAACGGATTCCGTAAGGCGGCTATCGCTTCGGCTGAAATGATCGCCCGTATCCTGCCCAAGAGCGGGACGCTAGGTGCTGTGTCGTCCAGTTTGACTCGTGCTGCTGGTCGGTTCGATCCGGTGCAGCTGACCCGGTCGCTTGTGTACTTCAGCTACATCACCGCCCGTCCTGTCAGACAGCTGATACTTCAGGGTGCCCAGATGTCGTTTGTTGCTCCGATGCTGTTCCGGGCTGGCCTCAACCCGGCGTACATCGCCAAGTGGCCGGCTGAGACGTGGAACGTTCTGCAAGGGCTGAAGCTCCGGTCTGCCATCAAGGGTGGTGTCTCGAAGGAAGATGCCGGTGTCTGGACCAAGAACATGTCCAAGCTAATGGGGTTCACTCCGGAAGAGTTCACTACGGTGATCCGAGAGCTCGAGAATTCTGGTGTGTTGCAGGGTCTGGAGATGCACTCCATCGCCGGTGACCTGCCCCGTGCTTCCCGTTCTGTCGGTACCAACGCCCTCGGTCGGGCCAAGGACCTAACTCTGGCTGCACCACGTAAGGTGGGTGAGACGCTTCAGTTGGGCTTCGACCTAGGCGAGCAGTGGAACCTGACCGCCTCGTGGCTTGCTGCACTGCGGGTTACGATGGCCGACTCCAAGATCAAGAAGGTCGGGGCTATCACCCCGGCCCAGTGGAAAGAGATCGGTGAGCTTGGCTCTGAGTACGCTCTGGCTATGAACCGGGCTAACGCCTCGAAGTACCAGTACGGTTGGGCTAGCCTAGGTACCCAGTTCCTGAGCTTCACCCACAAGGCTGTGCTGGTCCCTATCAAGCTGCTGGCCGGTAACCGGGTTGGTGGTAAGCTGACTCGTACCGACGCTGCCCGCATCATGGCGGGCCAGATTGTCATGTTCGGTGGTGCTGGTCTTGGTATCAAGGAGTTCGTGTCCGACAAGATCGAGGCCGACGAGGATCTGCGGTCTATGCACCCTGACATCAAGGACCTGATCGCTGGTGGTGTGGTTGACCACGTCATCGACAAGTCGTTCCAAACTGTTCTCGATGACCCGGAATTGGACCTGCCTCTGGATACGTTCCTAGCGCCGGCTGCTAACACAGCCTCGACTGTGGCTAAGTTCGTTGGGGCTGCCATGGACGTGGGTATCGTTGAGTCAGCTACCGGTCCGGCCTTCTCGGTGGGCGGCTCTATCGGAGACGCCATCGGCCTGTCCGGGTACATCTACGGTCGTGGTGGACTGCCCCTTGACGAGGGTACCCGACATATGGTAGTTGCAGAGGGACTGCTATCTGGGTTACTATCAGGGTACTCCGATTACACTAAGGCTCGGGCGGCTGCTGCCGCTGGCCGGTGGGTCTCGGCTAAGGGGGACACCCTCCCCGTCGAAGCCAAGTGGCACGAGGTCTGGTCTCGTGGTGTCCTAGGTATGACCCCCGCGAGGTTGCTCGACTACTACGCCCTTACTGGCGATATCAAAGATCGTACCGATTCCCTGAACAAGGACGCCCAAGTAACCGCAGATCGGGTCAACAACGTAGTCAACAGGTGGCTTGGTGGACAAATCACGGACAAGAAAGTTCTTCAGCTTGAGCTCGCGTCAGTACTGGCTGTTCTTGACTCTCATGATGATCTGGACGCTGCTTACATCGCTACACAGCTAGAGAAGATCTACCAGAATGATGCTAAGAAGGGCGACGGCACCACGATTCAAGATCGTATTGCCAAGCACCTCACTTCGGGTATGACCCCTAGTGATAGGATGAGGTCCGTAGTGACCCGGACCTCCCTTCTCACAGAGACAGAGCGGGAAGCTGCTCTACGCATGATCGAACAGATAACCAAAGAAGCACCCGAGGCCCAACTCCTGATGCAGGAGCGTATCGAGGGCCAGTCTAACGAAGTGAGTACCCCGTAATGGACAATCCAATCCTTGACTACTCTGATACAGTCGTGTACGAGCGCGGCCGCTTGCCCCAAGTCACGTCTGGTGAGGACGTGGTCAAGGCGGCTGATGCCGTAGTCGGGGCCTACCAAGGCTTCGAGATGGGCAAGTTTGCCGAGGACCTAGAGGCGGCCGACGCCGCCGCACTGCGGGATGTCGAAGCAGCCGAGGCGGAGATCGAGGACGTCGTAGGAGCAGCTACTGCCAACGAGGATCCCGAGTTCGCCGAAGCCGTTAGGCAGATCAGCCGATTCCAGCTGATGAAGGACCAAGGTGTGGGAGATGCCACCTCTATCGCTATTCGGCGAGAGCACGCTCTTCGCACTTGGACTGCTCGACACCCCGAGTGGGCCGGTGACCTTATCCGGGCTGCCAACGAGCACGCTGGTGGATCCACGCTTGGTGAGTCCATCGCCAAGACTCGTGGCGCATCCAACCCCATTGACGAGATCGAGACCCATGCCAGAACGCTAGGCGTTGACATGGCTCTCCGGTATTCGGATCCGGTGGCTTTTGCTGGTGCGTATCTCAAGGCCCAGAAGCAGGAGGGCCGACTGAAGGAAGCAGCCCGTACCCTACAGCTGGTCCAGACCGAACAGAACACCCTCAAGACACTGGCCGAGGGATCTATTCAGCAAGTGTTCGACACCGCTGTCGGCGAGCTGGTCGGCAAGCAGGTGGACACATTCGCCCACGACATCTTGACCATGGCAGAGTCCCCGAGTATAGCTAACGAAGCCGAGCACATGTTCAACATACAGCAGCAGGCCCGAGCCCTGCGGGCCCAGTCGATAGCTTTCGTTACTCGACAGTCCAACGGACTGATCTCGGTAGCGGATGCTCCGTCACGGGTGGCTCAGATCCAGCAGCTGGACGCTATAATCAACGCCTCTGATCCGGCCGAGCTCAACGCTGTGGCTGCTGGTATCAGGGCTGTTCGAGAGACTGAGGTAGAGGGTTGGTATCGTCGTAACCCCGGGCTTGGTGTGGAAGTGGAGCGCCTCAAGATCTTCGGGTCTATGGCATCCATGATGCCGGGCCTGCCTAACGTCGAGGCCATCAAGACCGAGACGGCTCGTATCACCGGGTACTTCCTAGGTATCGAGAACGACCTACTCAACAACAAAGGTACCGGGGTCAACATCCCGAGGACCGACTCACTGGGTGCCACACAGGATCCAACCGCTGCCTCCCGGTCTACGTACAACGCTACGTCCATTGTAGCCCAGACGGCTGCCCAACAGCCGGCAGTTGCTGATAGGCACATGCTCAATCTGGCAGACTCGTATGCCGCCGGAGAGCGGCCGTCCAAGGCAACCCTTGGGTTGGCTCGTAACTTCATGGCTACTGACACGTACCGGGATGTGGTTGCTACCTCGCCACTCAGTCGGGACAATCGAGAGGACCGTGCTGCCAAGATCACGGACATGCTCGTGTCCGAGCTGGCTGAAGATACGCCCCAAGATGGGGGCCAGCCTCTGATGTGGACCCGGGCTTTCGGTGGTGTGCAGTGGACCTCCAACGGAGCAGTGCTTCTGGATGGTGGTCGTGGCGTTAATCTCGACGCCGCTAACGCGGAGATTGGACCGTATCTGACCCAGATGGTGCAGGCTATCGCCCACGCCTCCGGGCTGACCTACGAAGCGGCAGCTGCCCGTCTGTGGCCCGCTCTTCAGGCGAGGATGTAACCAATGGCTAGCCGCCTACAGCGTATAGCGGGGGCTCTGTTCGACACCCCTGTGCCGGGTGAGTCGGCTCTCAAGACCGTGCAAGACGCCATGGTGGCGGAGGTAACCCCAAAGCCATCTGTGGCCACTGATCTTCCTGCTGTGACTGGGTCTGAGATCGCGTCGGATGCACTCAACCACGCTGGGTTCACCAAGGCATGGGATGCTGTGCGCGAGGACATGACCAAGTTCGGCGGAGCCAAAGGCGGTGACTACCGCCCACGCACCATCAACATGGTGCTGGACGAGATGGCCGCCAAGATGCCACCTGAACAACATGCCGAGATAGATCTGTTGCAGCGCATCAGCGCTGCTGTGGGCGACACTCGTGTTCAGGTATGGGATGACCCGGGCTTTGGCGGCGGCAGAGCTGGCCAATGGGTTCCAGCCGGCCATCCAACACTGAGAGCTGCTGCCCAAGGCGCAGCGGCTGGTACTGGTAAGGTACAGCCTAACTACGACTTGATAACCATCCATACCAACCGGCCACACGAGGGGCCGACAATCGTCCATGAGGCGATGCACGCGGGTGTGGCTCGATTCATCAACCGCAATCGTGGGCACTCGGCCGTCAAACAGCTTGGCAAACTACTTGAGATCGCCAGAGAGCGCGCACGGGCTATTGACGGCGACGAGGAAGTAGACAAGATCATCGGCAAGAAGGACGGCTACAACAAGGGCCTGTACGGCCTGACTGACGTAGACGAGTTCATGTCTGAGGTTGTGTCAAACAACTCGTTTAGGGCATGGCTAGCCTCCTCTGAGTCGGTGGCTACACCGGGCCAGACTTCGTGGCTTACCAAGGGCCAGACCATCCTTGACGAGATCACCAAGCTGATTGGCAAGATGCTTGGCATCACCAAGCCTGAGACCATGCACCTGTTGAACAGGTCAATGAACGTGTCGAAGGTACTGCTGGATCAGGCTAAGCGGTCCAACATCAACAAGACCGCGCAGCGGGCGCTGGCAGACGATGTGGGCGTCAAGAATGCTGCCCAAAACAAGAAGTCACTGGAAGACTTGCGGATGGCTATTGGCTCTAAGGGCGGTCACGTGACTGTTGGTACGCCAAGCCAGTCAGCGGAGGCCGTAGCGGAGAACCTAGACGCTAGCCTCCCAGAGAACGTCACGGTAGACCGACTGGTCCAAGCGTACTTCGGCCCACGGTGGGAGGAGGTCACGGACCTAGAGATCCGGAACACGCTGCACTCGGGGCTGCGTATAGACGGCCACAGCCCAGCGCTTGACACCATGCGTACGTTCAGCCCGGACATGAAGACTGTGTCCCACGATTGGCTGAAGGTGCACAAGGGAGCCGCTGGTACCGGGTACTTCAAGAACATGATGAAGTCCACAGTGGACCTGTACGAAGAGATGGGGGTTGAAAAGATCACCCTGTCTGCTGGTGCGGAGGCCGGGGCCTATGCTTGGCTGAGACTTGGGTTCATCCCGGACGCTCCATCCACGGTAGCGGTGGGTGCCATAGACCGTATGAAGTACGACCTTCAAAACGCCAAGGTGGATCCTAACGACAACGCGTGGGTAGAGCTGGCGGAGCTTGAGCATTCTCTC